CGTAGTAAAAAGTATATTTTACGGGATATTCTGTAAAGTGTCTTTTGCCGTCTACACGTTCGACGACTCTAATAATATCTGCATTACGATCAAAAAATGCGTCTACGTAACTCAAGTTGTTCTCCTTCTATGCCATTTTAGGCTGGCAAATACCAGTGTCGTTTTTAGCCGACGATACTATATAAGTGCTTAACAATACCATAAACATATATTATTGTAAGCGTTCCGTTTAAAACAATCAATGACTTTTCTTTCCAAAGTATTCCTACAACTGTCCAAAGTGTAGAAGCAATACCAAATCCGTATGTTGCGTACATTTCATTTGGAAATAATGAAAGTAGTGCCGCCGCTGTTAGCAATATTGCAGTCGACAACCATGCTAACGGTTGGTATGGTTTAGGTTGAGTTTTTAATTGTTTTAAAGTAATCTTTGTCATTTTGTGCCTTGTCGTCTATCCATATATCATAGTGTGGTTTGCCAAATCTAATACTTGTATATTTGACTCCCCATTCACCAAGTTGCTTAACAGTAAAGTCTTGCCAGTCTTTGCCTGAGTTTGCGCCTCTTGCTGTCCAGTAATGTATTTCGTTGCCTTCATCATATAATTTATTAAAATGTGCGATACGATCTAAATCGGGTTCGCTAATCTCATATTTACTATTGTTATTGTAACAGATTGTGCCGTCTATGTCAACCATATACTTCATTTAGTTTCACCAATTTTATCTGGTTGCGGGTAAAAGTGTTCTTCGCCCATTGCTTCTCTAATTTTCCTAAACACTCTGTTATGCGGATATGTTTCGTAATATCCTTTTTCAACTAGTTTTTGACTTGCCTTTTTAGTTTCAGTAAGTTTTTGGATAATGAAAAATCTAATAGTAGGATCGTTTAATTCGTTTTTATAATGGTCATAATTATATTCTATAAACAACAAATCACGATCTGTGAAGTATCTTGTTTTGCATAACCCAATTAGGTCTTGACCTTCAAAACGATCTTGTACATGATGTAATACAATTAACATTCCGTGAATGTCATCTTCGTATGGAAAGTCAAACATATGTTTCATAATATCCATATATTCGTCTGTATGAATAATCGGAACCCTACTAGAATATGCCCAAGGGCATCTTGCTACACTACCATCAGATGGTTGTGATAGTTCTTTTAAATGTGTATCTAAAAAGTCGTTTATGCGTTTCTTTTCTTGTTCAGTAACCATTACCACCAACCTGTAGCAACACCAAAACCAAACACATTAACTACTGCAAAGTAACTAGTTAATAGCATTGGCCATGCAATGTGGCGTCTGTAGTACGCATATACCGCCGTAAGCGACCCTATAAAGAAACCTGGGTATACTATACGCATATCGGGGTTATCTGCGGTTACAGCAAGTGTAAGGCTAGCGGCAACTGTAAATATAAAACTTACTAGTTCAAAATAAAACGCTACCTTGTCACTATAGTAACTCTGTTTCCAAAAAGAAATTATCTTTTGCAAGATTACTTGTCCTTACCAACAGTAACCACAAGTGTTTCGAGATCGTCAAAATCATCTGCGTATTTTGCCCAATCACCTTTGTGTGCAATTTTAATTGCTTTGTTGATAAGACTTGGTTTGATATCCAATTCTTCTGCTACTGCTTTTACAGTTTCTTTTAAGCCTTCGTTTAGATCTTCTACTTCTCTAAGAACGTTTGCACCTTCGTTAACAAGACGCTCTAGTTTTGCCTTTTCATCAGCACCATAAGTTCTGCTTGACATTAATTACTCCTATGTTTGTTAATGTGTTTAGTAGTATATATTCTAAAATTTAGTTTGTCAACGTATTAGTGAGACATAGAGTAGGTATCAAAATAACTTTTCACCCAATCCATTTCAATAGGCTTTTGATCCCAAATTATGTTTTTAGTTGCTTTATGATTTTCTCTTTCAGTATAACGGATTCTACAGTTCTTTGCAGTTTGCCAGCCGTCTTGTCTACGCACAATAAAAGCCTTTGGTGCAGTAGATCCAAAACGTTTATGGAATGGTAGTTGTGCAAAATCAATAATAAAATCTGGAGTTACTACAACTTGATGTGTAGAAACTTGACCACCTGGTGCAACTTCTGGCCAACCTACTCGCCAATCCCAACCTCGGTTATCATTTTTGATTTCAACTTTGTATTGTTTAATATGTGCTTCAATTCCGTGCAGTCTTAAAATACGTCTTACTACACAACTTGCAAGTATACATTGGTTTCCTATATGTAATGGAAAATCCATTTCGTATAAGCGACAGTATACAAAAGGAATTCTATAATCTAGATCGCCGTTTACAATACTATCGGCAATGTTCAAACTATAATCTATAGGATCGAAATCATAGTTTGGATCGAATGTCATTAGAGAGTCAAACATGACATTGCTATTTTGGTCTCGGTTCATTGTTCCTCCACGTTAAATATCTTCGTTAACGCGAAAGAACTACTAATTGTAACGTCACCTTATGTATCATAATAACCTGTTCTTTGTCACCAGCCGTGTCGGACGCGATCACTGTCACCAAAAGTAGGCGTTCCTATAGGTAAGTCAATCAGCATTAACTTGTAATTATTTATGATATTATGTGTCGAGGGTTTCGTCTTTTGACTTGTATGCCCATTCGTCAGTGTGTCCTACACTCCACTTGGGTGTGTTTTCAACCGTGTAGTTTTGGGTACATACTTTGAAGTCTGGAGTAAGTTTTTTATCCGGAACTAGGCTTTGATCAGTCCAAATAATTCTATTGTTTGGTTGTGCGGCAAATTGTCCGTTTTCTAGTTTGATAAAGTTAAAAGATTTGTGTTCAGGGTCGTGTTCTGAAAAGTTTACGTTTAGTGCATTGTTATCTCTATGGCAAGTATCAAGTGTAAACATATATTCGCCCTTGTGCATTTTACGATCTTTGCCAAAGAACTCACAATCGCAGAGCATAGGCTTTTTAATTACTGTAATGTCGTAATCAAAGCAATCCCATATTTGTAAATGATCTAAAGGAAGTTGATTATCTTTATCGTAATCTTCCTTCCAAACAAATGCACTTATAGGTAGTTTGTCATACAACGCACCGTATTCAGTTAACAGTGTTTCTATGTATAGTGCTTTGCTTTCAATACTTCTAATGGAGATCCATAGTCCTGGAGTTAGTTCGCCGTGTCCTTTTTGATGATCGTAGAGGTATTCTTTCTTTACAAATACTTCGACGGGTGGTAAATTATGAACTAGAAAGGCCATAAATACTCCTTTGACTTTATTTAGTCAATTACTTTTTCTTACGTCCGGCACAATGTGCCTTTTGACTAAACCCTTTTGGATTTTTACAGTTGATAGAGCGTTTGTATTTGTTGCTCCATTTTTCGTAGACTTCTAACTTCTCTAAAAGTTCAAGGCGTTTCATTACATCTTGACGCAGTTATCTACTGTCTTGCCGCCTTTTTTCTTAGTGCCCATACGCTTGTAGCCTTTCCAGCAAGCCTTGCCGTCAACGCCTTTTTGTTTTTCTTCGTTAGTTCTTTGTAAAACTTTTTGAACGTCTGGATGTTTTGATAAGCCTTTAGCAATTTTTTCGATAGCCGCAACAGCACCTGTCATGTTGCCACCTTTATATCTTTTGTCGTTAGCAACACCGTATGCCATTTTAATTTGTTTATCACTGAACCCTTGATCTTCTTTTACGTGATCTGGTAAACCTTTGTGCTTGGTTTTTGCAAAGTCTTTAGCATCAGACTTTTTCATATCTTTTGCTACTGCTTTGAGTTCTGGAGAAGCACCTTTTACTTTTTCGCCTTTTTGCATAGCATGGACCATGCCCATAAACTTTTGCTGTGCTTTAGATTTGGCTTTCTCAGTTACTTCCTTTTTTTTTGAAAGTTTACTTTCTAGTACTGATGCTAGTTTTGATTTGTAATCTGTTTCTTTCATTGCTTTGTTTTTAGCATAGCAATCACAATGTTTGCAATCTGGTCCGCACTTACATTCTGTTACAGGCTTACCGCAACAGGCTTCTGGACACATTTCTTCTTTTGCTTCATTTTTCTTTTCTTTGTCCTTGATTGCTTTTTTCATTGGCTCTTTTTTGTTGCCATCTTTATCCATATCAAGGTAATCTGGTTTTGCTTTCTTTGCTTCTTGTACGGCATCAAACTTTGTTTCATAATCCATATGATGATATACAGAACCAATATAGTCTGCGGCTTTAGTAATTTTTGATTGCACCCAACCTTCTAAGCCTTCTTGCTCAGAAACATTTTTTAACATATCATGAAGTTTAATAGCGTACTTGGCAACTTTATAAAGTTCTGCTCTTGCCATTTGTACTTCGTGATCTGATTCAGCCTTATATGCTAAATCTGCTAGGTCTTCGTGTAAGTGTTTTTCTCTCATTTTTAATTACCTTCTAACTGTTTTGCCGCCCATTAAGTTATTACTAATATCTAAAGCATTCTTGGCTGTTCCGTCTGCTTTTTTCTTTTGAGGTGCTTTAGGAACACCGTTAGCATCTCTGCCTCTTTGTCCGTATGCCATTGCAGGGTTTGCTACTGAAGCAATATTACCTGCTGAAGTTGCACCTGCTGTTGCATCTTCTTGAATACCTGCAAGTGCTCTCATTTCGTTTGCAAAGTCTGAATATTGTCCTTGCTGTGTATTTGATGCACCTGAAACTAATTTTGCTAATTGCATGATATGATCTGCTTCGTCAACCGGCTTGTCTTTTTCAAGTGCCGCTTTACGCTTCATTAATTCTTTTTTAAGTTCTGGATCTTTATCTGTATTTGGATCTGCTTGTAGATCTTGAATTGCTTTTGATTTAGCGTTGTAATCTTCTTTGTCTTTTGTTGGTGTATAGTTAGAAGATTCTGGAGCCGCTTTTGCTTGACCTTGTTCGGCTTGTTTAACAAGCATCATAAATTTATTTCTTAGAGTTGTGTCTGATAAAATTGCAGTAAGTTGTTTAGCAAAAGGAGCAATTTGCTTTGATAGTTGACCAGTTAAAGCACCACCTTGTGCTACTTTGTCTAATCCTTTAGCCATCATGCCACCGGTACCACCCTTAGCACCCATTTTATTGGCCGCCATTTTGGCACCCATGCCTGCTTTTTGTTGTGTTTGTTTATCAGCACCACCAGAAGCCATTCCAGCAACTTTACCTGCAATGCCACCTTGTTGTTGTGCCGCCGCTTTAACATCGTCTTT